GGGCTGGACCCCTACCCCTACCCCTACCCCTACCCCTACCCTACCCCTACCCCTACCCCTACCCCCCGGGGGGGGCCTTCGATGTTCCAACAGCCCATGCCTCCGGGACGCCGAAGGCGCCTGACGCACGCGCCCGCGAAATTCAAACAGGGGGTATCGGGCCAAATCGAGAACCCGCGCCGCTCGAGCCGGGCGCGGCGCGCGACATGCGTACGTCAGGTTGCACGGGGAATCGGCGCCGGTGCCGTCGGCGTTTACGGCAGATGCCCGAGGGGTTGAGGCATGGTGCACCATACGTGACACAGGGATTCAGACCACGATGAGAGGCCGCAAACCGACCGCCACCGTCCTCAAGATTCTCCAGGGCAACCCGGGCCACCGGAAGGTGAACACGGAGGAACCGAAGCCCGAGCGACTCGACGAGGCGTGTCCGGATGAATTGAAGGACCCCGAGGCCCGCGCCGAATGGGAGCGCACGATCGCGCCGGCGGTGGCGACCGGCCAGGTGACGGCGGCCGATCGAGCGATGGCGATCGCGCATTGTGAGCTCTGGGCCGCGCGGCGGTCCCAGCTCGCGGACGCGAGTCGATTCGCCAATCTCGTCGTCGCGGGGAAACACGGGTATCCGATGCCGAATCCGGCGCTGGCGATGGCGAACCGCACGCTAAAACTCTTGATTCAGGTGGACACCGAACTCGGGCTGACGCCGAGCTCGCGATCGCGCGTGAAGGTGGTGAACCGCGCCCCGACCGGATCGATCGATCGACGGCGCGCGAAGTTCTTCCAGAGCTCAGGCGGGTGAGCATGAACCACACCGAGCTGGACGAACGTCCGCCGCGGGCTCGAGGGCGGCGGCATTGGTGGGGCGGCGGCCGGCCGCCGCACGAGCGCTGGCCCGGCGTCACGATGGACTTTCGCGCCACCTGGTCCACGCTGCGTGATCGTTGGGAAACCCATCGCGGGCGCTACTACTTCGATCCGGAGAAGGCCGACCGGGCGGCGGATTTCTTCCCGTGCTTTTTGCAGCATCACATGGGCGCCTTCATGGGGCTGCCGTTCGAATTGCGGGCGGACCAAGCGTTGCTCATCGTGAAACCGGCGTTCGGCTGGCGCCGCACGAGCGATGGCACGCGGCGCTTCCGGAAGGTCTTCGCGTTCTGCCCGAAGGGGTGGGGCAAATCGCCGTTGGGCGCCGGCCTGGGCATCTATCTCGCACGCTACGACGGCGAATCGGCGGCCGAGGTCTACGCCGTGGCGGCCGACCGCGAGCAGGCACGTATCGTCCACGACAACGCGAAGATCATGGTCGAGAATTCGCCGGACCTGTACGACGGATCGGTGATCCTGAAAAATACGATCGCCTGGCCGGACCTCTATGCGAAGTTGATGGTCATTTCCTCGGATGCCTCGACCAAGCACGGGTATCGTCCGCACGGCATCATCCTCGACGAGCTGCACGCCCAGCGGAACCGCGACCTCTTCGAAGCCCTGCGCAAGTCGATGGCGAAACGCCGGCAACCCATGATGGTGATCATCACGCACGCGGGCACCGACGACGAGGGCATCTGCTTCGAAGAGTACGAACTGGCGAAGCGCGTGCTCACGGGCGCCACCGACATCGAAGAAACGCTGCCGGTGATTTTCGAAATCCAGCCCGAGGAAGATTGGACCGACCCGAAGATCTGGCGCAGCGTGAATCCGGGCCATGGGACGACCGTGCAGCATCGGGCCGTCGTCGAAGAGTGCCGCGAGGCGCGCAGCGAACCTCGCAAACGCAACGACTTCCTGCGCTATCACCTGAACAAATGGACGAACCAAGCGACGGCGTGGATTCCGATCGAATGGTGGGACGCCTGTGCGGGCCCGCTCGACGACGCCGAGCTCGTCACGCTCGAGTGCGGCGCCGGACTCGACTTGGCGCAGAAATGGGACCTCGCGTGTTTCCACGTCGTGTTTCGCCGCTACCTGGCCGAGCCCGTCACCGTCGACGTGAAGACCGAAGAAGACACCGGCGAGATCGTCACGCGCCGGATCGAATTGAATTACGAACTCTTCTGCCGCCCGTACTTCTGGATTCCCCAGAACACGATGCGGCAGCACGAGCACCAGGACGGCGTGCCCTATGCGCTGTGGGTCGAGCAAGGCCTGGTGACGGCGACGGAGGGCGACGTCATCGACTACACCCACATCTACAACGACATCACCACGAAGATCCTGCCGCGCTATCCGCGATTGAAACAGGGGTTGGTCGGCTATGACCCGGCGTTTGCGACCGACCTCGCCACGAAGCTGCGCGACCTCGGGGGGCTGAAGATGCTCGAGGTCCTGCAGAACTACAAGATGATCTCCGAGCCGTCGCAGGTCGTCGAGGCGCTGATCAAAGGGCGACGGGTGCATCACGACGCCCACCGCGTCCTACGGTGGTGTTGGGAAAACGTGTCGGTGAAGACCGACGATGCCGGACGGATTCGGCCCGTGAAACCCCGCAACCAGTCGAAGCGGATCGATGGCGCCGTCGCGATGTTGATCGCGGCGAAGGTGCTCTCGGTGGAACCGCCGCGCGAGCCCGAATATCAGTTGTTGTTTTTGGGAGGCCCAAAATGAGCGACGACAACACCGACCCACCCGCGTTGGTGATCCTGCCGGAACGGCGTCGCGGCGGCCGCCCGCGTGTGAGCGACGAACCCTCGACACCGGTCTCGACGACGTTGCCGGTCAGTGATTATGATCGGCTGCTCCAGCTCGCGAAGACGCGGCGCACGACGCTCGCCGGGGCGCTGCGCGACATGATCATCAACAGGCGCTTAAAGTGAGGAAAGCATGCTGCAACCGGATTGGGACTACACGTTGCGGATCTTCGCGCCCCCGAATCGCGGCGGCGAATTGCTATTGGAAACGACGCATCGAGGCGAAGCTAGCCGCGACATAGAACTGGCCGTGTGCCGTGAGCGCATGAAACGCGGTGAGGTGTCTCACGTCGAAGTCATCGCCCATGTGCCTCCGTACGGCATCACGACCATAACGGAGTAAAGGAGACGCCGATGACGGACACCCTGACCCGACCCGACATCGACTACGCGACGCTCCCCCCGCGCATGCGCACGCTGCCGCTGGATGCGCGCGGTTATCCGGTGCCGTGGTTCGTGGATTGGATCGACGGCGTGCCCGATCATCGCGTCGTGGACCAGCGCAAGTTCAAGCGCGCAGTCGTCGAGCGCCGCTGTTGGACGTGCGGCGAGGTCATGGGGAAATGGCTCATGTTCGTCATCGGGCCGATGTGCGGCATCAACCGGACGACCTCCGAGCCCGCGAGTCACCGCGACTGCGCGATCTGGGCGGTGCGCAATTGTCCGTTCCTGTCTCGGCCGCACATGGTCCGCCGCGACGGCAACCTCCCGCCGGATGCCGAGGAGCCCGGCGGCCAGCCCCTCCTGCGCAATCCCGGCGTCGTGATGCTCTGGACCACGGCGACCTTTCGCATCTTCCGCGACGCGCAGCAGAAGCCGCTCATTCAGATCGGCGATCCGCACGAGGTGGCCTGGTATCGAGAAGGGCGCGCGGCGACCCGCGCGGAAGTCGAGGCCTCGGTCGAGAGCGGACTCCCGCTGTTGCGCGCCACGCTCGATCGAGAAACGGCGAGCGAGCGCCCCCGCGCGGAGCGGGAGCTCGAGCGCCGGCGGCTCATGCTGCAGATGCTCTATCCGACGTAGATGCGCGAGACTACGTTGAAACCGTGGGGCAGCGTCGCCGTCATCAAGTCTATTGAGACTCGTCCACAGTACTGGTCCGTCACCCTGACATGCGGGCATCAGCAGGAGTGTCATTCCGTGCGCGCCGGCGGGCCGCGTTATGTGAGACGGTGCGTCGTCTGCGAGAAAAACCGACGAGATGAACGATGACCACGCCACGCGACGTCCTCGTCGTGGTCTGCGCGCCGCTCACCGATCCGCCGTACTACGCGGATAACGTCATCGCGGCGTGTGCGACCTGCGCGCGCCCGGTGCAGCATCGGCCGGATGTGCCCGCCCCGAATGTCCTCATGTGCTTGGACTGCGCGCGGCCGTCACTCGCGAATCCGGAAACCGAAATCATCGTGACGGCCAAAACGGTCCGAGAAATCGCCGCGTACCTGCGGCGCAATTAGGGGAATTACCTAGCTAGGTATACCTAGCTAGGTAGACGTGGACAGGATTCAACCCACCGACCACATGGCGGGCTGCCGTTCGGGTTACTTGGGCCATAAGCAAAGGCGTAGACCCCCGCGAAGACAACACTAAACATCGCGGGTGAATGCCGAGCCTTAGTCGGTCTTGTACCTACAACCCGTTCACCGTGTAGCAGTCAGTGGGCTGAATGCTATCCACGTTCATTCTTCATCCGCGCGGCCCATAGGACCGCTGGCAATCCGCGCAGCCCAGGCGCCCACAGTCCGGACTATCGGTGCACACGCGGTCCTCGCGCTTATGAGCGAGCCACTCGTCGTAGCCGAGGCGCGTGTCGCCGTTCGCGACTTCGTAGCGCCAATCGACCATCGTGTCCGGGACCGTGACATCCTCGACCCGCACGTCGGGCTGACCGCTGTGGTACTCATATTCCTCGACGTCCTCTTCGTCCATGTATTGCTCGAGCGCGGTCGCCTCGTCCGGCGCGTCAATAATCCAGACGCGGGTATGCAGCTCCGTGCGCTCGATTCTGAACCTAGCCATTCTCATCCTCCACCTCTTCGACGTCGCCATCGAACTCCGCGTCGATCCCCTCAATCTCCGACAGGTCCGCCGCGATGCCGTGCGCTTCGTTGATCGCCTCGGCGACCGTGTTCACGCTATCGATCGTGATCTGCAGATCGAACACGAACTTCATGGCGCGACCTCCTTCCGCGAGCTCGGGGCTGGCGCGCAATAGAGGTCGACAAACTTCTGCTCGGGTATGGCATCACCGCTCGCGGCGGTGCCGATGCCCAAGCCTGGCGGTGGCCGCCAGTCGTCCACGGCGACAAATACACTGCGGTCCGGCGTGACGACGAACGGAACGAAGCCGGTATCACGGCCGTAAATGTTCTTCGCGTTGACCTCGCCGCACATCGCCACGCGCGGCCTCTGGGTCCGCCAGCCGATTGGGGTGTTGAACTGGGTCCAGCGATCAAACTCCTGACGGAGCGAGACGTGGCGCAAGCGCGCCGACGCGCCGTCCTTCAGGTGGTCGCGTAACACGCGTTCGTACGCGCACCGAGTGTCGTTCCTGCACTGGTCCTCTGTCGTCGTCTGCACGCGGCCACAGCCGGCCAGCGCGAGGACGAGCAGCATCAAGAAGCACGCCGCCCGGGGCCTCATGCGACCCCCTTCTTCGCGGGCGCGTCTACGTGGATGCCGTGCGCGCCGAGCACGGTCAGCAACGCGTCGCGCGAGGCCTTCGCCAGTGTCTCGTCGCCCAGGACCTTGACGGTGACCGGCCCGCCGGGTAGGCCGTCGAAGGTGATGCAACGCGCCCACTGTGGGCGCGCGGTGAACGGGGTTGCCGTGGGTTCCTGTTTCTTGTTCATAAGCTCTCCACTTTTTGAAAAAGAACGGGCGCGAACCTCGCGCCCGTCCCGGTGTTAGTGCGCGACCAGCGTGCCGTCGGCCATGATGCGAAACCCGCTGCCGCCGGGCGCCCGGTACGAGAACGCCGTGCCGCTGATGTGCCGCTGCGAGGTGTGAAATTCCAAATGCGGTAGACCGGCGCGCACAATCAGGGCGGCCATGAGCGCCAGCACCGTGTCCGGCAACGCGTCCCAGAGGCCGTTCTCGGGCGCCTCGAGATAGCCCACGTCGTCATAGTGGTTGAATTCGAAGCCGTGCCATGCGGGGTCCGCAATCCCGCGTGGCGAGAGCCCCACGGACTCCAGTGCCGTCCGGATGGCCTCAGCTTCGGCCGTCGTGCAGCGCAGGCCTTGTTCCGGTAGAACGATGTTGAAGTGGTTCGTCATTTCGCCTCCTCATTGATACCCCC